CTAAAATTTTATTAAAGGAGGTAAAGAATTATGATATTCTTTACAGAAAACATTAAAACCGCATCTTATGATGCAAAATTGTCAGCACTTCGTACGCTTATTGAGATGGGAACAAACATTCTCGATAACTATGATCGCTTACACGTTAAGGATCTTAACGATCCTTCAGTTGATGAACATTTTGATAATCTGTTCATTGGAGTAGCCAACGATTTTCGTGTTATCTATGGAACTTTTAAAGAAGACATTGATACCGAAGAAATTGATCAGTGGCACGCTCTGACTGACAGATACTTCAATACTTTTTGTGTTTAATCAACTAACTATCCTTTAGAAAGGAGGAAATTATGTCTAAAGATAGTGATGCTAAATTTAGCAAATATTTTGCTTTACCGAATCCTGGCTTGGTGACCTATTTTGGCAGAGTTCGATCTGGAAATGATGAAGAGTACAGAACAACTTTTTACAAAGGTAAAAGCTTGGATTCAGTTCTAAAAGGTTGGAAACCCACAATCGATAAGATCGAAAAGAAGTTTCCTTCCCTTTTAGTGTTTGAAAATGACTTGGCTAAGAAAGTCGGACCTTTGTCAATCCAGAAACCACTTAGTGAGAGAATGGATGACATTGATTCTTACTATGATTCTATTCACCTCGAATCAACACCCATAAGTGAGAGTGCAGTAGCAGCAGTCAAGGCTGAATGGGCTAGAGTTGGCCGTCTAGAATTAAGGAGCCAGCAGCGCACTGTTGACATGATGAAGAAGTCAACGAATTCTGGAAACCCGTTCTTTACTAAACGTAGAGCAGTAGTGGATAAAACTATACCACTGGATCTTGATATACGAGATCCTGAAGTTGTTCAGAAACTTACAAGGTCTGAATGGCTTTCAACGGCAGTATTAGGATGGCGTGGACAGGAAGGTGGTCCTACTGATGAAGAAGTTAAACAAAGAGTCGTTTGGATGTTTCCCTTTGCTGTTAACATCAGTGAATTACAATTTTATCAACCAGCTATCGAGTTAGCGCAGCGATTCGATTTGGTTCCAGCTTGGGTTAGTATGGAAGCGGTAGATGCACGTATCACTAAGCTCTTTGATACAAAGGGTTCCCGCGATTTAATTGTATGTACAGATTTTACAAAGTTTGACCAACACTTTAATGCAGATATGCAGGACGCAGCTTTAAAGATAATTTCAAATATGCTGAATTCAGTTTCTGCTAGCCGTACCTGGTTAAACGAAACATTTCCAATCAAATACATGATTCCTCTAGCATTTGATTATGGTAAGCTCAGAACTGGTAAACACGGAATGGCATCTGGTTCCGGAGGCACCAATTTTGATGAGACTTTAGTTCATCGTGCTCTGCAGTATGAAGCTGCTCAGTCTCACAACGCAAAATTAAACCCAAATTCACAGTGTCTTGGAGATGATGGAATCTTATCTTATCCAGGAATTACTGCGGAGGATGTAATGCAGACATATTCACAGCATGGTCAAGAGATGAACCTTGATAAGCAATATGTTAGCACACATGACTGCACATATCTAAGACGTTGGCATGACGCAGAGTACCGTCAAGACGGTGTATGTGTAGGAGTTTATTCAACTTACCGGGCGTTAGGTAGGCTGTGTGAACAGGAACGCTTCTACGACCCAGAAGTGTGGGGTCCAAAAATGGTAGCTCTACGGCAGTTATCTATTTTAGAGAACTGTAAGTACCACCCACTGCGCGAGGAGTTCGTGCAGTATTGCATGAAAGGGGATAAATATAGGCTAGGCGTAGATATCCCAGGATTCTTCGATAATATTGAGAAATATGCTCGTGAATCTATCGATCTCATGCCAGACTTCCTTGGCTACACACGTTCACTGCAACGTGATGGGCGAGGTACAGGTATCAAATCCTGGTGGATAGTTAATTATCTAAAGTCTTTCCGCTAAGAGCG